TTGAGAAACCACTACCACCAAACGGATTACCACCTCCCATATTAGGTCCATCGAATCCAAACTGATCGTATTGTTGTCGCTTCTGTGGATCACTTAAAACACTATATGCTTCTGCTGCCTCTTTAAATTTCTCTTCAGCATTAGCATCATCTGGATTCCTATCAGGGTGATATTTAATAGCAAGTTTCCTATAAGCCCTCTTTATTTCATCGCCCGATGCGTCTTTTGCAACGCTCAGAACTTCATAATAGTCTCTTTTTTTCATCTGGTATTTATCATAAAATGAAAGGCTCTTGTAAATATTCAAGAGCCTAGATTACTCAATCTATAGTTTTTATTGACCAACTGCTACTTTTGCATGCCGTATAACCTTATCGTTTAAGGTATAACCTGTTTGCACACAATCTATTATCTTACCTTTCTTATCATCGCCCATTCCTGGTACCATTGCTATTGCTTCATGATAATCCACATTGAAATCTTTACCATCGGTATCAATCTTCTTTACACCAATGTTTTCTAAGACTTTCAAAAACTTCTTATAAATGAGCTCGAAACCTTCTTTAATTGCGGTCGAATCTTCAGTTTTATCGGCAAGTGCACGCTCAAAATCATCGAGAATAGGAAGAACTGCTGTAACAGTTTTTTCGCTGCCATTAAGTATAAGTTCTGTTTTCTCTTTCAGTGTTCGTTTCTTATAGTTCTCAAACTCTGCATACAGACGTATATACTTATCTTTCCACTCGTTAGCTTCTGTTTTATCACTTTCCTGTGTAGACTCTGACTCTGCCACCTCCTCATTATCTATTTCAGGCGATGCCTCTTCCATAGTAGGCGTTTCGTTCTGTAATTCGGGAGCTTCGTCCTCTATTCTTATTTTCTTATTCTTTTTGCTCATAATAATAAATCTTTTGTTTTAGATCTACAAATAGTGTGCCAACATAATAAGAATCTGCTGTGCTATTCTATCTGATAATAGTCTTAAACTTGATACATTTTGGCTTTCTGTTCCTTAATTTGCTCGTTGTGAATGTATTCATCGTAGCTCATAAGTTTGTCAATTGTACCGTTTGGAGTTAATTCGATGATACGATTAGCAACAGTTCCTATAAATTCGTGGTCGTGAGAGCTAAAGAGAATATTACCTTTAAAGCCTACAAGATTATTATTGAATGCCTGAATGCTTTCCAAATCGAGGTGGTTTGTAGGAGTGTCGAGTATTAGGCAGTTTGCATTTTGCAGCTGCATTCTTGCAATCATACAACGCATTTTCTCGCCTCCAGAAAGTACATTAACTTTCTTTTCAACCTCTTCTTGTTTAAACAACATACGGCCAAGGAAACCTTTCATTACTACCTCGTTGCCTGGACCATATTGCGAAAGCCAATCAACAAGATTTAAATCACAATTAAAATATTTGGTATTGTCGAGTGGTAAGTAAGCTGTTGTAATAGTTACACCCCAGTTGTAGGTACCTGCTTGTGCTTCGCGTTCACCATTAATGATATCGAATAAAGCTGTCATTGCTTTAGGGTTACGAGACAAAAATACTATTTTCTGTTCTTTCTCTACATTAAAATTAATATGGTCAAATAATATTGTCCCATTTTCATCAACAGCCTTCAAATCTTGAACTTCTAAGATTTGATTACCTGGCTCGCGTTCCATTTGGAAGATGATACCTGGATATTTACGGCTTGATGGGCGAATTTCTTCTACATTCAGTTTCTCAAGCATCTTCTTACGTGAAGTTGTTTGCTTGCTTTTTGCCACATTGGCAGAGAAACGACGGATAAATTCTTCTAACTGCTGTTTCTTTTCTTCGGCTTTCATCTTTTGGTTTTGTGCTTGACGTAAAGCTAATTGAGAGCTTTCGTACCAGAACGAGTAGTTACCAGCAAACACTGTTACTTTACCGAAGTCGATATCAATTGTTTGTGTACTCACTGCGTCGAGGAAGTGACGGTCGTGTGATACAACAAGTACTGTTTGTGTTTCTTCTATTTCGCCGAGATAATCTTCCAACCACTCTACTGTTTCAAGGTCGAGGTCGTTGGTAGGTTCATCAAGTAAAAGGTTGTCGGGTTTGCCGAAGAGTGCCTTTGCTAACATTACACGCACTTTTTCTGTGTTTGATAGGTCGCCTACTTTCTTTTGATGTGCATCTTCCTGTACGCCTAAATGTTGTAATAATTGGGCTGCTTCGCTTTCTGCTTCCCAACCATTCATTTCGGCAAATTTGAGTTCCAAGTCGGCTGCACGATTTCCGTCTTCTTCAGTCATTTCTGGTTTTGCGTAAAGTTCTTCACGCTCTTTCATATTCTTCCAAAGTGGTTCGTGCCCCATAAGCACCGTGTCCATTACCTTAAATTCATCGTATTTAAAGTGGTCCTGTTCCAATACCGACAAGCGTTCTCCAGTTCCTAATGTGATAGTTCCTTTGTTTGGCTCTAAATCGCCTGAGATAGCACGAAGCAATGTTGATTTTCCTGCTCCATTGGCTCCGATAACACCATAGATATTTCCTGGAGTAAATTTAATATTAACGTCCTTATACAGAACTCTTTTTCCGAATTGAACGGCAATGTTTGAAAGTGTAATCATTGTTTGTTTAAAATCCTTTTTTCTTATTTGAGCGCAAAGGTACAACAATAATGTGACACTTGCAAGAACTACAATCTATGTCGTGTCATAAGTAAAAAATAACACATCACCTATATATACGTTTATAATAGTCAGAACTACTCATTATTTTACTATATCTCAAAAGGATATCAACCCAAATTTAACATCTATCATAGTATATTTTCGCAGTTATTGTCCGCTTAAGTCTTGGCTACAGACCTTATATCCTAAAGATTTTTTAATGATACATAGTTTCACCTTAATTTATTGTACATAATAGTTGCTTGTATTGAATGGTTACCACATTACCATATCTATACGATATATTCGAATATATTTTTACCTTCTGTGATTATAAGTTTTTTGCCACTTATGCATCGCACTATTTTGGTTCTATAAAGTGTCTATTATTCTAGCATAGATTTTAAACTTGTGTATAACTAATACAGCAGGCATAACACGAAAGTATTTATAGAAAGTTGCGGCGTAATGGACATTTGGTAGGCTGAAAACCTCACGTGTTTTAGTAATGGACATTTGGTAGGCTGATCATTCCAGCCTACTTTTTGTATTTATGAATCCATCTATAAACTTCTTCTTGTTAGCTTCATTCAATCCATTATGATTATGTAGTGCCCTTTTAAGCTGTGAGTTAAATCCTTCCAATAGATTTGTTGTATTAGGAATTTGTAATTCTGTATAATCCTCATACGTATAGAGCCATTTAAGATGAGTCTTAACAGAACGTCTTGCAGTTCTCAGTCTTCTATGTGTATAGGTCGTCTTGCCAGAGATTAGAAGAGTTCGTTCGTCTAGAAACTCTTTCCATTGTTCACACCATTTCTCAAAAGCTGTTATAAACTCTTCTTTTCCCAAAGAGAACATACTTCTCATTAAAGTTAATAGTTCAACGCCTGCAGGTAAATGTGGATTGTTAGTAAGAAGCCTTCTAACTATCTGAAATTGGTGGAACTGACACATTTGTACGGGACAGAAACTTATAGCTTGTAAAAGTCCCATGTGTCCATCACATACCACTGCTTTTATTGTAGTTCCACGCTTCGCAATATACCGAAGTCCATCAAGATAATCCTTATTAGTTTCGTTCTTAACAAACTTGCGATAAAGTATTTTACCTGATGATGCGTCCTGGAAAAGCATCACGCCAAATGTCTTGGAAAAGTAAGTCGTATCTATTATTATTACTGCAGATTTGAGGTAAGTAGCAGTAAAACTATCCACCACTAAACTTAACCTACGTCGTATGGTTCGTTCTGAGCATTTATAAAGAATGGATAGGTCTGAGATTGTTCTATTTGCAGCAAGATAGTCATTCCAGAGAGACACATTATTTATACGTAATCCACCTTGGAATTGCCTACCACAATCCCTGCAAAGATACATCTGAACATTACGTCGATGACCATTCTTTTTAACATTTGAGCTGTTGCAGAATATACAGTTTTTTATTCATAGGTTTTCAAATGCTGCAAAGGTAGTAAATAAAAGCGTTCCGTGAGGTTTCAGCCTACCAAATGTCCATTACGCCTTGCTTTTGAATAAATAGCGCAATAACGTGAGTTAGTGCTGTAGAGTGTATATAAAAAATAAAGGGACAATGATCTTCGCATCGTCTATAATCCGCAAATCGAAATAGTGTCGCCTGCAGAAACGAAACAATATTTTAACATTTTTATTCTCAAAAACGAAATGGTCTAAAGACGGTGCGCGCACGTACAATATTAATCCCCCTATCATGTTCGTAAAGTTACACAAATGATAGGAGGGTGTGTCAAAACTCGTTTTCAGCTAAAGACAGCTATCATTTTGTAAAAAATAACCGTTACCAAAGAGTTAATAACTCAATGATAACGGTTACTTTAATATTTATGAGGGAGTGAAACTGTTAATATGAAAGGAAGCTTTTCTGAATTCTTAGTTTTGACACACCCCCATATTATTACCCTTTAAATGTTGTATAATACATCATATCTATATAGCCGGCATGGTGATTCAAAAGGGCTTCAATTTCTATTTTATTGCAACGTCCGAAGGGATTAGGCAAACCTCCATTATGGGCTAACCATTCACATAGTTCTACAACAGAAGACCTGTTAGAAGTAAAGAACACAAAAGGGTGCTTTAGTAGCACAAGTACCACGTCCAAATAGTCGCCCAAACGCCAATTCATATTATAACTGTCTACCTCCGTATTCAAGTAAGGTGGGTCTACAAGAAACACAACGTTAGGTATTTCTTTATAACGGTCGAATAGACTTTTGTAGTCCTCCGATACGATGGTTAAGCCGGATAAATAATCCTCACATAAGGAATAATCAGACCTGCGCACCCTATTGTACATGCTTTCCTTTTTTAAACCGTTGAGAGTTGTTGAATATTCCGCGGAGAACATTAAAGACGATGATAGTGTTATGTAGTCTACATAGCCATAGCGCGCATTGTGCTCTTCAATACATCTTATCACCGCCGCCTTTACATCGCCGGGCATTAATTTATCACGCGGTACATCTTTCACAACTTCGCGAAGTTTCCCTAATAGCTCATTTGTTTGCTCTATATGCACCAAACGCTGCCGATAATTGTCGAAATCGTTATAAATTACAGTACTATTTGGCTTTTGGCATTTGGTTATATGTGAAAGTAAGCCACTACCCCCGAACAAATCGATAAACACGGCATCATCAGGGTATTGCTGTAATACCTTTGCGAACTCTTTTGCGAACTTACGCTTTTGCCCTTGAAAAGGTAATGGCGCAGAATTATATGACTTTCTTTTCCTCATACCTTACCTTTCCATTTTTCCTTGTTCTATCATATTGAATATGGCTAATACGCCTTTGTAGGCTGTTTGTCCACCATCGTCGGGTAGGGTTTCCCACTGTCCACCAGAGAAATGCTCTGTGTTGTGGGTATAGGTGGCTTGCCTATGGGGGTCAAGCACGTACGATGGGGATTCGCCTTGTGTTATAAGTGCTACGTGGTCGGTGAATTGTAGCACTTTGGCTATTGTATTTGTGGTGTCTGCTTGATAGGACACGGTGTGTAGGTAGCCATCTATGACTACCTCACAGGTTACTAATTCCTGTTTTCTTAAAATCTTTGTTTGAATGTTCATAATTCTTTTATTTTAATATTATACTAACATTTCTCCTCTTATCCAATTATAATTGTAATAAGTTTCTTTTCCAGTTCGAGGATGAACTGATATTTTCACTTCAAGAGCGGCAAAGTTTTTCGGAAGAACACTTACAGTCGAACCTGCTCCCCAAATGTTTATATAGCTCGTTGATTGGTTATATACAACTATTGTTTCTCCTATCAATGTTCTGGCTATTTCAAAGTCATCATTGCCTGCCGCGCCTGGTAGCTTTATAAATATATCACGATCGAACGCCCCCTTAAATGTTGCGATTGCGCTTATTTTTCCTGCGAGGAAGACGTATCCGAGGTCGGGGTCTACTTGTGCATATTTGGCGATGTTCTGTTGGGTTACTACCAGCATTTTCTTTCTGAATGAGCCAACGCCTGACATATAGCCGTTGATTGGGTCAAGAACTATGTCTGGATTGAAATTCGTGTTGCCATAATCCGTGCTTGGACTTCCATTTAAGTCTCCGCATTGTGAGAATAGTTTTCCTTTGTCGAATACCCAACCGCCCAGCAATGCCTTTCCTTTGCTCACAACAAAAGGCTTTTCGCCATTGTGTTTGATTTCAAAATTGGCTGCTTCGACAGATACTGTGCCATTGGTCAGGTCGATACCAGTACGTTCAATGCTGTCTACCACATCAGGGTCTTTCCACGTTGTGGCTTTTGTGCCTTCTTCCAGTTGTATTTCTGATATGTAGGCTTCGCCATTGCGTGTGCAGCCTATGAATATTTGCAGATAGTTGTAGCCGTCTTCCATTTCGAAGGTGTAGGTGTATGGTTTCCACACTCCGTAAGACGATGGTATGTTGGGATAGCTTGTTTTTGGTGCGCTCATGTCTTTCGACTTACTGCGCTTTATTTCTATGTATGGCTGGTCGCTACCGTAAATGCGCACGAACATTGATAGCGTGTAGGTTTTGCCGCTTTGTATGGTTACGATGGGGAATTTGCACCCATTCCATTCGTCTTGTGTGGCTCCGTGTCGTGATATGGATAGGTAGGGATTATCAAAGTGGGCAACGCTGGGATACTTAACAATAGTAACGTATTGCGCACGTTGCAGACTTAGCAGGTTGAGTGGGCGCAGACTTGCTCCTTTCAGTAGGTTTACGCCGCTGAAAGTTTGCTTGCGTACCTCCAGCTGTATGTTGTCGGCTGTTTGCTTTATGGTAGATATTTTCTGCTCCAAGCCTTGTTTGTCGGCTTGGTTTTGTGCTATGATGCTTTGGAACTGCTTCTGATTGGCTTCAAACTTTGCCTCGTTCCACTTCTGCGCACTCACTACAAACTCTACTCTTGCCGTGCGTGTTTGCCCTTTGTAGGTGGCTGTTATGGCTATGTGTCCGCTCCACTGGTTGGGGCTTATGCCATCTACTACAATGTTTTGGTCCACCAGTCGGGCGTAGCAGTTGTAGGGTGTTACGGTTGTTGATGTGGGGGTTACGGCTGTTTGCCCCTCGTATAGCACTACTTGCACTTTGCGCTGCGTGGTGTTTTCTATTTCGCCATCTCGGTTTGTCTCAAAGGTTAGGGTGGCAGGTGTGCATACCAATGTTAGGGCGTTGTCGCCTGTGTCGCCCTTTGGTCCGTCCGATACGTTGGTTATGGTTATGTATGTTCGTGCTATTATCATCGGTTATGTAAGTTTTTTAATGTAGGGAGGACCGAAATTGCCCTCCCTGTTTCGGGTGTGTTTATGGGTGAGGTTGAGTGCCACCACCAGCAGGTTTGCTGCCTTTGGTTTTCTTTGCCTTTGGTTCTACACGCTCGTAGGTTACGCCTTCGAGTGTGAAGTATCGAACCGATGGACGTAGTTTCACCATAGGCTTCTTTATGTCGCGAGTGGCGTTGAAGTCCTCTATGTGGTCTACGGCTTTCGATTTGAACGATGGCGATAGTGTGCCAATGTCGCCAAAGTCTACGCTTTCTCCGCTCTCTACGTGCTTCTTTGCCATTTCGGCTGCCAGGCGCAACACGGCTTCCACTTCGGCACCTGTAAAGGTGGTGGCGTGTGCTACTTCTTCGCAGAATTGGCGGTGGGTTACTCGTTGTCGGTCGGTGGGGCGTGCTATGTACACCTTTTGCCCTTTCTTCGGACCAACACTCATTTTCTGTTCTCTAATTGTGAAACTTAAACATTTCGTCATAGTTGTAAAATTTAAATAGTTGATATAAAAATGTATATCTATGGATCTACGGCTGTATATCCCTAGATCTACGGCTGTATATCCATAGATGTAAATTCGTGCTTAAATACTCACCTCGCAATAGAACGTGGCTTTTGAGTCAATATCGGTGGCAGACACGATGAGCGGATTGCCTGTTTTCTGTGCAGACGTTGTGCCTGCAAAGTTCGATTTTGTGCCGTTCTTGTCGAACTTGGTCCACGTGTAGGTGAACTTCTTTGTAGCGGTGGCTTCGTCTTCAATCTTTTCTGTGCCACGATACACTCGAGCGCAAAGGGTGGTTGAGCCTTGCCCGTTCTTAATTTGCAAACCTGTGGGCGAGAATATTTCTACCGAATAGGGGTCGGTGCGGTCCTCAAAAGTTACGATGGCTTCCGACTTTTCGGTACCGTCTTGCGCTTCGCATTTAAAAGTCTGTACATTTAGCACGTCGCTTGGCTTAACCGTTAGGATAGATATTCCGCTTACCGTTTGTATGCCCTGTGAGAGCAGCTCCCACGTTTGCGTTTTAATGTTCAGCGAGTACCAGCGGAAGGTAATGCCGTCAATGTCTTGCACTCCGCCACGAAAACATTTGGCTTCTGCCGTAAGCGTATTAACGTTGTTACTTGCGTCGAAGCTGTTGCCCTTCGACTGGGTCAATACCACTTGGAACAGCGCACCAGCATTGGCAGTTTTGGCAACGAAGCCTTGCGCCTCGAGCGTGGTATCTTGCCCGGTCTCATCGTCGTGATATACTGCTGTTATCTTGATGGGCAGCGAATTGCCTACTATATTACCTTTGATGGTAAGCGTACCACCTGCTGATATGGCAGCCACGGTGTATTGACCACTGGTTGCCCCTGCATTCACCACCGTTCCACCTACGTCGTACTTCAGAGTGGTAAGTTTGCTTACAAGGTTAGTGCCGTTGCCCGTAACATAAACCTTTGGCGTTACCACGTTGTTGTCGCTGCCAAAGTTGGGCGTATACACCTTTGTGTCGGGGTTATACATCTGCACGGGATATTTAATATCCATAAGCAGCTGCACTTGTTTTGCATCATTGAGGTCTACTATAGTTACCTGACCTCTTGCCTTAATTGTTGCCATTGCGTTTTGAATTTAATGTTTTATGAAAGTTATTCTATGTTTACTATACAATCAATCTGTGCCTTAAGGTTCACCTCTTCGGCACTAATGGTAGTTCGGTTGCCAATTGCCTCGTGTCGGGCGTTCCAAGCCGTGTCGAAGTCGGTATTGCCCGATTGTATCACCCACGAGAATTGGTTGGGCAGAAGCGAGGCTGTAATGTCCTGCTCGCCGTGCAGCACGGTAGCCACCAGAGAGATTTGCCCCTGCCCATTGTGTATGACGTTGCCCCCACTTTCTGAATGAATTTGCACCGTGTAGGGCGATGTACCGTCTTCGCCTTTAGCAGCATACTTTTTCCACTTAGTAGATTGCTCGGTAGGCTCGTCGGTGTTATTGTTTTCTATCGATAGCCACGTGCCGCCACCATAATACCACGCTTCGTATCGAGCAGCCACCATGCCGGGTGTCCAGTCGCCACGATAAATCACGTTAGGAATGCGCTCGCCATCTGCACTTATCCATTCGAAGCGTTGGCTGTTCATAAATATTTTATCGCTCGACAAATGGAAGATAGCGTTGCTTTTAGAGAGCGAAAAATCGTGAATGTTGCGATACACTTCTATAGTTCCACCCTCCTCCTTTGAGGTGGTAATCATCGTAACATTCATTCGATTGCGGTGCAGCGTAGGGTCAATGCCGTTAGCAACGTCCCAAAGCGAGTTATGCCCACAAAGCACAATGTTGTCGCCAGCCATTGGAGCATCGTTCTCGGTGCTTTTATCCCGATAAGCATCATCGGCAGTAATAACGATATATGCCTTTTCGGTAGCCGACTTCTGTGCCACCTCCGACACTACGCGCCAGTAGTATCTGTTGCTTACATTCTCGTAAACACCAGCTTTGATATTGAAAGTCTGGCAAAGTGCTTGGTCGCCCGGCTCCCAATCGTTCGTTATCGCTTTGTCGCCATCGTCCGTGTGGAGATAACATTTCCAGCCACCACTAACAGGCACCACCTTTTCTATAATGGCATTTGCACCCGACAGCACAATATTGCCGCCAATATGCTTATACTCATCAATCTGTAGCGAGCGAAATATAGCCTTGCCAATCACCTCTAAGTAATCAATCTGTCCGTGCGCTCGCCCTTTATCGTCAAGCCATACACCAAAGCCGTTAATGGTGCGTTCAAATCCCAATGTCTGGATAGCCTTCAGCAAAGCATTGCCCTCGCCATCAATACCAGCCCCATTGTTAAATGCAACACCCTTTAAGAAGGTGATAATTTCCTGCGCTGTGTCGGGAGTATTCTTGTTAAGAAATTCCTTAAGTGCTCGCTTGGCAGAAAATACGTTGTGCTCTCCCGGCTGTGTATCATCGCCACTGGCGATAATATCGGGTATGTCATTTACAACCTCGCCTATATAGTGCTTTACGTCGTTGATGCTGCCTTCCATTGCAGCTATCTTGCCTTTTGCCACGGCATCGCTTATTTCGATGCTTACAAGCGACGGCAAATCTACGCTGCGTGAAAGGCGGGTAATACGGCTCATACGGTAGCCAATGGGGGCAAAATATTCTGCACTTTCAAGCCGTATGCGCCTTCCAAGGAAAAGGTCGGCGTGCTGCTGCTCCACCCACACGTGGTCGGTGTCAGCTTTATATACCGAGTTGTCTACGAAATTTTCTTCATTGAATTTCTTTACCGCCTCCAAGAACTCTTTTTCGGCAAGCGGGTAGTATTCATCAGGCATGCGCAAGTGCGACAATATGTATTTGTCGCCCACCTTCGGCACAAGCACGCCACCCGGCACTTGCATGGTGTCGTTAGGGAAGATGGTGATAATTTCAAATTCTTTTGCTTTATCATCATAGTTTACCTCAAAATAGTGCTCCTCGCTCGTGCCTTGCCCAGCAAGCTCGCTGCCTTCCTGAAAGGCTACGCGCATGACGTAGCCACCTATCTTGTATTGGTTGGGGTTGAAGTTAAGTTCCTTATCCTTGAAGTAATATATGGTGAACGGCTTACCATCTTTGCCAGTGCGCTCCTGTGAACGTACAGCCGACACCGTACCGATGCGGCGTGGGTAAATATCGGCAAAGGCAGCTTCTTCAAAATGATGCACCACACCGTACTTATCCACGTCTTTATCTACGTACTTCTGTCCACCCGGCAACTGCAGGCGGGTGTGCCCGTATTTGTCTCGGTCAATGTTCTTCGTGCTGCCCAATGGGAAGAGGCGCGAATAGAACTTTACGTTGTCGGCTTTTTCACGTTCCAACGATATAAGCCCCTTTTGGTAGCCCAACGTTAAAGGCTCTCCATATTGTGCCTTTGATATGTTGAGTGTTGTGCCATTTTCAAACCAAAATTCCGTTTTCACCGCCTTGGCGAGCATATCCAAAGCATCGTTACAGTAAGTACCTTTGTAGTCTATAACAAGGTTCTCCGTCTGCTTTACCTCGCCAAGCCTGAATAATTGCTTGCCGATGGCGTTATTTATCGACGTCAGTATTATCCTGGCGTGCTCCATAGCGGGGGCAGTAAGCGTAAAGATAGGGGTATTTTCGCCGTCGGTGTAGTTGATAACCAAAAAGCGTTTAACAAGACTTTCTATACCATACAGCGTCAGGTTGTACTCCCATTCCCGTGTACTTTTCATACGGGGCTTGAAACGTTCCATCAACCAATAGCGTTCGCCACAGAACTCCACATAGTCGTTTACGTCCAGTTGCACGTATTCGTACAGCGTGAACGTCAGCGACAGGGTATTGTCGCCTTGCAGCTGCTTATCTTGCCTACCATTTGCCCCGTCGGCTATGCAGCGTACCGTATCTTCCTTTGTGAAAATTTCTATCATTGTTTGAACACTATTTAAATGTCGTTTAAATGCCCGTTAAAAGCTGGGCTTCGGCTCGCGGAACGTGGCATGCAGTGCGCCACAGTGTGCTTCTTCCACCCAAAGATTGGTAAGGGCATCAAAGGGCGTAAATTCCGTAAGAAAGGTGCGCATCTCAAGCCCCAATGTGGGGAACGTCCATACAAGCCACCCGTCATTGCCTGTCTTCAATGCCTGAATGAAGCGGCGGTAACGCTGTAGGAATTGCGCCTTGCTGTCCGCCATTATGGCGAAATGCAGCTTTATGTCGCGGGCTTCACTTTTCGGCAGAAGTCGGTCGGAATACTTCTCGCCGTCCTCTTCGCGGAAGGCTACCGCCACGTGCGCCTTCATCTTGGCGGGTGTCAGCAGGGCTTCGAGGTTCTTTTGCTCGCCCACCTTTTCTTCGCGCAGGAATACGTGGTACTCCGTCCAAATGTCTTTTCCATTTAGCAATACTTGATTTTCGAGTATATCCATTTTATTTAACTTTAATACCATCACGTGCCAACACCTTTATATCGTCGGCAATATCTTCCAGTCGCTCACAATGCTTCGTGTAGCGTTCGATCCTTTCAAGGTGGTGTGTAGATGCCTGCATCTGCTTTACCGCATCTTCGAGCTTTATGTCCATTGATGCAAGGTGTATCTGTGCCGACGTCATCAACCCCTCGAGCTTCGTACCCTGTGCCTGTGTCATTGTCTCAAGGCTTCCGGCACGCCCTTGCTGTGCCGTACCACCAAAGATGTCGATACCATGCTCCTTTGCCTTCTTTTTAAAGTACTCCAGCAGCGATGCAGCCTTGCCGCTGTCTGCAGACACGTCGGCGGTGAGCCTGTCCAATATGCGAGCATAAGCGGCAAAGCGTTCCTCTTCTGAAAGGTGCTCATCGGTGGCGTACTTCTCCATATCCTTTTGTGCTTTCAGGAAGTACTTTTGCAACACAGCAGAATACACCATATCAGCACCTAACTTTTCAAGCATACGCCCAACGCTCTCCACCATTGCCTTGCCTGCGTCCGTGCCACTTTTGAAAGCGTCCACCAGCGCATTGGTAATTGTATTGCCCAGTTCACCGAATATGTCGGTAAGATAGTTACGTATTTCCTTGAATGCTTCTTCCTGCTGCTTGGCAAGGTCAATAAGGTGTTGCAGGGCTTCCTTGCTTGCGTCGCTCATCTTCCGCGTTTTTAAAATGCTTTCGGCGAGCGATATATTGAATTTACCGTTAGCATCGAGCAGCTTCGGGTATTCGGACAGCAAGCTACTGTAAGTGTCCTTGCCTTTGCCCCAGCCAAACAGACCTGTCTTCTTGTGTCCTGTTACCACCTTTATATCGTTGGCTTTCTTCCACGCCTTTTCAAACTCTTCGGCTGCCTGCGCCATTACATGTATGGCATTCGTTGCCTTGCCGTATCTGTCAGTGCCAAAAGCAGTCGTGCCCCGTTCATACAGTAAGGCTTCCTGCATCAGCAGCAAGTTGTACGCCTGCTGCTGTGCGATACGCTCTTTCATGATGGCATTGAGGGCTGCACGGTGTCGTGCACCTGCAGAAAACGCCTTACCAATAATATTGATGGCTTCGCCTACCGCTGCCATGACGCCGCCCACTACACCACCATTGGCAAAGCCTTTGGCGATATTTGACACACCTTTCATGACGTCTTCTATCGTGCCCATCGCTTCCGCCATGCTGTCGTTGCCTATCTCTTCAAACATTTTCGATAAGCCACCAGCAATATTGGCTACTTCGCCGGCAACTTCTGCCGATGCCTCGGCAAGCCGCTTTATTTTCTTTTCTTTTTCGCTCTTATCGTCTTTATCCTTACCATTTAGCAAGTCATCGATGGCAGCTTTCAACGCCTTGAAAGGGTTCTTTTTCAGGCTTTCTTGTTTTAGCTTTTGCCACTGATCCATGAATGCTTTCAATGCTTCGGGCGACTGCTGGAGCCGCTTCAGCTGTTCGGGCGTTATGCCCATTTGCGCAATGTCATTCTGTGTGATGGTACGCTTGGTATTGCCTTTTTTATCCTTGATGACGGCTGCTCCATCGGCGGTAAGCTCACCTTTCGCCATTGCGTCCATATACGCCTTCAGGTCGGCGAGCTTGGCAATTACCTTATTTATCTGCTTTACGCTTTTTTCTGCAGGGTCTTCGAACATCTCGACGAAGATGCTTGCGCTGCTCTTCATTTCGTCGAGCTCCTTGTCGTTGATTTCCTTTAGTGCCTTTTCCTTATCTTTTTCGAGCTGCACCAATGCGGCATCTATGATGTTGGCGTTATCCTTGTTTCGTCGTGCCAACAGCGTTGCCAGCTCCTTCGTGTAGTTCGTCTCAACAGCCATTCTCTGGGCATTGTAGTCCTGGTGCTTTGACAGTAAGGTGTCCAAGGCTTCTTCTTCCTTCTTCTTCTCTTCCTTTACCTTATCGTCGTATTCTTTCTTTTCCTTTTCGGCGATAGCGGCATACTTGTCGCTGTACATCTGTGCAGCCTGTATGCGCTGTTTGGCAGCATCGGCACTTATTTGCGCCTCCTTTTCGGCACTGACAGCCACACCTCCTTTGCGCAGCTTCTTCACCAATTCCTTGCGCTTGGTCTCTTCCTCAAATATGCGCTGCTTCTCCTCTTCGTATTGCAGCAAGGCTTCGGCACGCTCCTTATCGTAGCCCTCTTTCATAAGTGCCACGCGTGTTTCGGCTATCTTTTTTTGCGCTGCTTTTTCAAGTTCGGCAAGCTCTTCTGCCTCGCCCGACAAGTCTTCTTTTTTATCTTTCTTTATTTTCTCCTTTTTTGTCTTTACCTTCGGCTCTTCATAGCCCTTGTTTTCCACCTTATTGAGGGCAGGCATATTTTCAAGGGCTTTCTGTGCGTAGGCTTCTGTTTGCTTTTGGTTTTCAGCAAGCTGTTTTGTCAGCTCCTTGTTGTCTTCCAGTCGCTTGTTCACCTCTTTCCTAAGATTGTCGTTCGCCGTGCGACCTGCACCCATACCAATACGGGTAGCTCCTCCACCGACGGTCATGCCACCTATCATTTCGGTGGTATAATCCTTGCTGCCTTTCTTTTTGTAATCTTCGTCTGCTTTTTTAAGGCGCTTTTTGTTTTCGTTTATATATTTGTCATTTTTATTTTTTTTATCTTCCAGGTCTATGCGTTCCTTGGAAAGTTTCTCCACTCGCTCCTGATAGGCACGTGCCATGGCAGCCTTCATAATGTCAGCTGCCAACTGTCGATAAGCCGTTGCCGCACGTCCTGCAAGAATAGCTTCCGTTTTCATATTGCCAAAATAAGCAGGATACGCTGCTTGCAAGTTCTTCACTGCAGCCTTTCTGTCCCTCAGACTCTTTGTGTTGTCCTGTGTGGCTTTATAAAGTATATCGAGCTTTGCTTTTTGTACAGCCGCCGAGCGGGCAACCTCCCGCATTTCTTCTGCCGCTTTCTCCTGTGCAGCGGCACTCTCTTTCGCCGCTTCACTGTTCTTGTACCACATGGTGATAACGGCACCAATGGCTACCGACAATCCCAGTGTCAGCGTTGCCATCAACGCACTGGCAGCAGCGGAAGAAATGCCAAGTGCCGTTGCAAGGCGGGCATTGGCAGCCGTCCACATGTCAGTAACCTTCGACACAAATTTTATTCGGAACGCCGAATCCTTGTTCAGGGCATTGAATACCTGCTGAATGCCCATCGTTATAGCCATCACGCTTTGCAGGCGTGTCTGAATGCGGGCGAGTTCCTCGTTTTCGCCTACGAATAACGACATTACGCCAGTACCGGCGGTAACAGCACCGCTAAGCCCGTTCAGTCCTGATGCCATTGCCTCCCAGTTGGCATCATCGGAAGCAAGTGCCTTTGTCTGTGCCCGGACGTCGCCTAAGGTGTCGCAGAGTTCGGCAGCCCGCTTTGCCATTCGCTGGTACTGTTCCGTATGCTGTTCCCCGGAAAGGCGCATGCGTGCCATCTCCTGAATAAGGCTGCGGTACTCTTTCGTTAGCTTGCTTACCGAGGTAGAAGCCTTCTTGTGCTCCGCCTCCAAATTAGCCAGCGCACCTTTTTCTTCTTCCAATACAACCTTGCAGGCACGTATATCCAGCATTAGTTCGTTTTGCGCCTTACCCGGTGCTATTTTCTCATATTGTTTTTGCAGACTTTTAAGGTCGCTCTCCACCTGCTTGACCACAGCCTTCTGTGCCGCTATCTTCTCGGTGATGGAAGATGCTGCCTGCTCTGCTGCAGTAGAGAGCCTGCCTGTTTCCTTGGCGGCTTCCTTCGTCTTGTCGATAAGGTCTCCGCCGAATAAGTACTCAATTTCGATACCGTTATTCATCGTTCAGCCTGCTTTGAAAGAAGCCTATTACCGTCTTAGGCTCTCTCGTTGTTTTATTATCTTTTGTATTATTGTCTTTTGATATGGTAGCTGCTTGGTCAGCATCTATGTAACGCGGTGCGTCGGCAAGCATCATCAGCAGTGTTTGGTAGTTCACGCCCCACATTATGTAGTCTACCGTCCAACCCGTTGCTTCGGCAATTTGCCATACGAATCCAAAAGGGCTATGGGAGCTTTCAAAAAAGCCCTTTAACTCCCCTTCTTTACTTGGCTCAACCTTGGACGGAGCGGGTTGCTCCATTCTAAGGATTTGATAATATTCGTAAAATGCTGTGTCCCTATTAGCGGAATGAAGTGCAGGTTTGCAAGCAACAGGAAGGTATCGTCCACCAGCCACAACAGCAGCCAAGCCAGCAGCGGCGCAAAGATAGCTGACACCTTGCTGCGGCAGATGGTGAGTGCCACCATTTGGGCTACCGTCTTGCCGTGCCGGGCAATGAATTGCAGCTGCTCATCTTTCGTGAAGGCTTCCATCTCTTCATAGCTGACACCCATACTAAGGAAATTCCGCGCTATGCGTATTTGATTACCAAAGCAAGGGCGGCGCATCGTAAGGCGCAAGCTGATGAGCTTCTTTTTAAAAGGAATCTTCCACTGTAGAAGTGGAATGGAAACGCCGATGTCCAAAAGGGCTTCCGACGCTTCCACCTCTACTTTGTTCGTTTTCATCAGCCTTGCTGTGTGAGGTTCACTTCTACCTTCTTGCTTGGGTCAGCCTTCAGCTGGAAGGTTATCTTGCCCGTGCGCTGCGCACCCGTGTTGTTGGCTGCGGTAATGAGCACGCGTCCACCCTTTGCCTCGGCTGTGAAGCCTGCAGGTGCAGCACTCATGGAGAATGCACCACTGGCAGAAATGTCCACCACCTTTGTCTCGCCCGCCTTCTTGAAGGTAAGTTCCGTTGGATTCGCCTCAATAAAGGGCTTGGTCTCAACGATTTTGAACGGTGCACTGTCGTCGCCCGATGTCAGCACCTCAAGTTCGCATTCAATGTGCAATGGGTCGTCGCCACCGAGCTTACCGCGCACCATACCCTCAAGTGATGCCTTGGCAATTTCGACTGTCTGCCCAGTGCCTGAAATTATCTTCACCGCACCTTCCAACACTACGCTTTCTGACGGAGCTTCCCAGCCGTCTTCCGTTACCGTGCCACCCATCACTGCCACGCAGTTATCCGGGAGCAGCTCAATAAGGTTGAACTTCAATACGTTTGACGCAGCTTTCTTGCGTATCTTCTTCACTGGGCTGTTGCGCACCTGTGCTGCATACAATTTAATGTATTCGGCAGCGTCGCCGCCCCAATCTATACCGTCTTCGGCAATGTTGCCAATTTTCTTGCCATTAAAGAAAATGGCGTCAAGCAGCATAATATAGCCGTCGTTTGTTTCTTTCATTTTATCAATTTTTTATTGTACCAACTAAATATTTTAATACCTGCGAGCACTATTGCGCCCAATAATACCAACGTGCCGACAAGTTGCAGCAACTTTTGGTAGGTGGGAGGTGGCTTAATAGTTTTGGTTTTCGAGACCTTTCCGATGCTTCGCACCGCTTTGTTTTCCTGCGTAGTGCTTGCGTGCCGTGCTAATATTGTTGTCTGCCTTACCTCCCTGTCGATGGGCAGGGTTGAGCCCCTGATATATACGTTGCCATCTTTATGGTAGGCTTCTATTACCAAGCGTCCGCGTTGCTGTCGGAAGACGGCACTATCGGGCAGGTTCAGCAAGCTCTGCATCGGCAGCGTCAGCATCGCCGTGTCCGCCGCTATCTTCTGTGCTTCCGTCGTTGTCAGCTTCAGCAGCGAGCTGCTTTGTAGGAAGCTGCTTTCTTGACGGAGCGAGTCGCTTTGAACTTCGCTTTGCACCACCGTTTGCTTCGACCTGCAGCTCGTGGCTGATAGGGCAAGTACCGCGGTGAGGGCAATACTGAATAGCCTCGATAGCCCGCGAAAGGCGGTCCAGCGACCGCTTGATGCGTGCGCTTTCGGTGCGTGCCTTGTCAAGCTCTTCCTGTAGTGAATTGATAGTCTTTTCATTCTTCTTTTGATTTTCTACTAATAGTTGTGATATGTCCTCGTACATCGCCTTGTAGGTGTCGTGAATGGCTTTCTTTGCCTTTGCCGACGCCACTTTGCGATTGGCGAGCCACGCAATGGCTGCACCAATGCCACCCGATGGTATTGCCCATTGTAGTATCTGTAGGAGTGTTTCCATTGCGCTTCTTGTTTTTTATAATTGTCGAATTCCTATTGCCTTAAGCCACTGCTGTACGTTGAACGACGGGCAAGCCTTGGGGGCTATTTCGTTGTGCCCGATGATGCGCACCTGCGGGAAACGACGGTGGAAGTCATACACGTAGGCTGCCAAGGCGTTGCGCTGCGCCTCCGTGCGTGTGTCCTTTGCCTTACCAGTGGCATCGACGCCGCCGACGTAGACAACGTGGCGGGCAATGGCATTGTACCCTTTTGCGCCGTTGGTTATCTCAAAGGCGTCCACCTGCATATCCTCGTTGTTGCGCACCAAGCGTTCCACCTTGCCGTCGAGGTGTATCATGTCAGTGTACCCGACCTGTTTCCAACCCCGACCGCCTTCTGCCTTCGGAGCAGTGTGCCAGCGGCGGATTTCGCCAGCTGACACCTCACGCCCCTCGGGGGTAGCTGTACAATGTATTACTAAGTACTTTAGCTGCATGGTCGTTACACTGATTTGCCTTGAACGATGGCAATAAGTCCCTTGACATCTTGACGCATCGGGCGACCGCCGGCACGCACAAGGAACGAGTATATATCACCGTAATAGGCGGGGTCTTTCTCATTTTCAAATACGTTCACTTCACCCAATGCACGGCATACACTGTTTTCGTGCCAAGCCAAGCCTGCCGCAAGGTCGGTAGCCGCACCTTCGGCATCTTCAGCTTTCTTTACGATGCCGTCGCCGTAAATAGCAACTTCCGAGCGCATCATTACGTTGAAGCTAAACAGCTTGCCCACAATACCGCGCTGTGCATCAGCACTGGCAAGGAATGCTTGATTTTGTACAGATGTAAGGTCGCCAAGCAACTGGTCGTACATGTACGCATCAAGCAGCAGATAGCGACCTTCCTGCGGTACGTTGTCTGCGTTGAACTTTACCATCAATTTCTGAACGTCGGCACGGCAAAGTGCCTTTCTGTTGCCGGTAGCCTTATCTGTATGCGCACTCACGGAAGCACCAGTTGTCTGCACGCAGTGTTCCTTTTCAGGAAGCCAGCTGTATATCATGCTTTTTGCAACTGACTCTTGGAGTGCCGCCTTATCTTGACGCAACACGCTTTCGCGCTTGTTGTACGACAGTTCTACCGTGTCTGCGTATGGAATGCGTATTGGGTCTGTTGTGAATTCATCAAGGTTGAAGCTCAAATCAACGTCAGCACGTGTGTTTACGTCAGCGGGGAAGCTGGTGCGATTCTTCTTCGTCTTCGATGGTGCACCTGCATTGGGTATGTGCACCGTTTTACCCATATTAACGAACACATCGGCGTTGAAAGCCTTGCTTAAAAAGCTGTTATCGGCAAACAAACCATCCACGATGGAGTCAATCCAAATTTCTCTTTGTATAGCCATTTCTTTTTTTATTTAATTTGTTAATTCTATTTACTTACTACCACCTACATGTTAGGCTTTGTGCCGAAACGCTGCTCGAACTTTTCAGCGTAAATGTCGGGGTGATTATCTTTGAGCTGTGTCAGCTTGCCGGCACGGTCCAGTTCGTCCCATGTCTTGCTTTTCCAGTCGCCCATGTCTACGCGCTGGCTGCCGTTTTGAATTTGTGCCGTTACGCTTTGGCGCACCGGGATAGCTTCCAAGGCTGCTTTTGCGCCGGTGAAATCACGGTCGAACATGGCAAGGAAACTTTCTTTGCCCTTGGCGTCGATGCGCCCGTCCTTTACGGCGGCATCAACAAGGGCTACTGCCTGCTCCTGTTCTTTCTTCTTCTGCTCCGCCTTCTGTGCGTCGATGGCATCGGCAAGCGTCCTGTTTTCTTTTACCAATCGGTCGTTATTGGCAATAATCTCGTTTACTTTACCCACGATGTCAGCTTCTGAAGCTGCATCGCTCAAATTTAAAATCTGCGTTAATTTTCCCATCTTATTATTATTGAAAATGTCCTGTAATTCCGTGTACTCCATTGTTGCCGTAGGGGTGCTGCGCTTTGAAAAGTTACCCATGTTCACAAGGTTGCCCTTGCTGTCATACAGTGCCAAGGCGTTGTGGTTCGCACCGATGGTTACGATACTGGCTTCCCGTGCCGTCCATTTCGTTACGGTAGGTGAGGTTTGCCCTGGTAGCATCAGGTCGTAAGCGTCGCTGGTTTCCTGCGCCCATGCACCGATAGACGCCATGCGCAAGAAGTCGGTGTCTACCTTCTTCTGTACCTCCACGGCGCGGGGGTCGGCTTCATCGAAGACGGCATCGGCTAATATCTGCGTGCCTTCTATTCGTATGTTCTCCCATCTGCCAATAGGCATCTTCCAGTCGTCGTGGTTCAGCAGCATGACGGGGTTCTTGCGGAACTCTTCCAAGTTAGCCCCGGAGGTGAGCATGCGGAAGCCGTATGTATTCACCGTTTCATCGTGCAATATGAATGTTTTTTTGCTCATCGCTTTTGAATGTTTTGCGATGCAAAGTTAAGGCAAGAAATATGTGTATGCAAACTACAAAATACTGACATACAGTGTATTGTAAATATTATACAATGAATCTGCAACGCTTGCAACGCCATTATTTTTTGCGCTTATTATATGGTAACTTTGCAACAGATAAATACAATAAAAATGGACATAAAGAAGAAGAAGGAGCTGGCAAAGCTCATATTTTTACGGCAGCCAAACATTACGCAGCAGGAGCTTGCCGACCGCGTGGAAGTATCACGTGTTACTATCGGTAAGTGGGTGAAAGACTGGGAAAAACTAAAGCTCAACCTTCTGCAGACACGCGAGGAACGCATCAACTCGACGCTGATGCAGCTTGACCAGTTGGACCGCGCCATTGCGACAAAGCCCGAAGGCATGCAATTTCCTGACAAGAACGAATCACAGATACGGCGGAAGCTGACGGAAGACCTTGCCGCACTGGAGCAGGACGCTTCCATTCGCGATATATATAATGTAAGCCGCCGCTTGCTGGACTGGCTGCGTCCCCGCGACCTTGAAAAGGCAAAAGAGATAGCCAACTATTTTGATGCATATATAAAAGAACAGATGAGCAATGGGTAAGGTAGATGACATGCAGGCGCTGAAAGAATGGCGTACTTATTATAACAATTTAAAAAAAGATACTGCGGTCGATGAGCTTTCGCCGCTTGAACGCACGAAGAAGCTCGAGTATTTGGAGAAACACCCCGTTGCGTGGATAAAATTCTTTTTTGGGCAATATGCCACCCACGAATTTGCCCCATTCCACATTAAAGCCATCAACCGTATTTGCAAGAATGAAGAGTGGTACGAGGTGCTTTCATGGAGCCGTGAGCTGGCAAAATCAACCACCGTTATGATGTGCGTAATGTACCTTGTATGTACGGGTAAAAAACGCAATATATTGCTCATCAGCAATTCAAAAGACAACGCCACCCGCTTACTGAAGCCATACAAGGACAGCTTCGAGCGCAATTCGCTGCTAAAGGCTTATTACGGTGATTTGCGCGAATTTGGTTCGTGGACGGCGGAGGAATTTTCCCTTACCAACGGTGCAGCCTTTCGCGCGCTGGGTGCAGGCGAAAGCCCCCGTGGTACACGTAAGGACGAAGTGCGTCCAGACTGCATATTAGTGGACGATTTTGACACCGATGAGGACTGCCGCAACCCTGACATTGTAAACAAGAAATGGGACTGGTTCGAAGGTGCAGCGTTCCCAACGCGAAGCATCAGCGGCAAGCTGCTGGTAGTGTTCTGCGGCAACCTCATTGCCCTTGACTGCTGTGTGAAGCGAGCGGGCGAGAAAGCCGACCATTGGGATATAGTAAATATACGCGACAAATACGGTAAAAGCACATGGGCGGCGAAGAATAGCGAAGAAGACATCGACAGAACACTGGCGAAAGTGTCTACCCGCATTGCCCAGCAAGAATTTTTCAACAACCCCCTTTCGGAAGGCGAAGTGTTTAAGGAAATGACGTGGGGCAAATGCCCGCCCCTTTCAAAGCTCCAGCTTGCCGTAGCCTACGGCGACCCTGCACCCTCAAATTCACGCAACAAGGCAACATCGTTTAAAGCACTTTTTCTTATCGGCTATTATGACGGCAATTTCTACATATATAAAGGCTACCTCGACCACGTGGTGAACGACGAATACGTGAACTGGTATTATTACCTCCGCGACTACGTGGCAGACAAGTGTCAAGTGTACTACTTCATTGAGAACAACAAATTGCAAGACCCGTTCTATGAGCAGGTGTTCTTGCCGCTGTTTGCCGCCAAAGGGCAGGAAAAGGGTTTTATACCCATTTCGCCCGACACGCGCAAGAAACCCGAGAAATTCGACCGCATAGAGGGCAATCTTGAACCACTCAACCGTCAGGGTAAGCTGATACTCAACATTGACGAAAAAGACAACCCTCACATGCAACGTTTGGAGGAGCAATTCTTGTTACTTAACAAGCGTATGAAAGCCCCCGCCGATGGTGTGGACTGCATCGAGGGCGGGTGGTATATACTCAACTCAAAGATACGCACCCTGACAGTGGACAGCTACACCATCGGGCAACACAAACGAAGCAACAAAAGATATTAAAATATGGAACAGTGGACTTATACTGGCGGCTTCCTGTCGCCACGGGAAGTTGAGACCCACCTTTACAAGGAGGCTATAGATACCATCAGCCGAGAAGATGACACCATACTACTTGCTGCCATCGACGCCGCCGTGCAGGAAGCGGCAGGCTACCTCGGCGCATACGACAGGGCGAAAATATTCAACCAGCCAAAGCAGCGCAACGAGTTGCTGCTGACATTCGTAAAAGACATAGCCGTGTGGCATTTCGTAAACCTTTGCAATGCCGGGGCGGAGCTTGAATTGAAAGAGAAACGCTACGACAGGGCTATAGCGTGGCTGCGGCAGGTGCAGAAGGGAGAAGTAACGCCATCGCTGCCACGTGCCGACGACGATGGCGACGGCAAGCCTGACGGCAGCAATGAGTACATATTCGGGAGTAACCCCAAAAGAAACCAACATTTTTAAGCAATGAGCAAGAAAAAAAATACAGTAACCAAAATATCAAAGGCGGCAGACCCCGTCGTGGTAAATCAATTGATAGTTAAAGCACCTACACGTAAGGTGTACGATGTGGGCGACTGGCGCAACGCCCTACGCTCTGCCGACAGCGGGCGTGTGAAAAGCCTGTACGACCTTTTTGAGGACGTATTGATAGATGGCGTGCTTGCCGATGCCGTAAGCAAGCGCATCGACGCAGTATTGAACTCCGAGCTTACCTTCTTGGATAAGGACGGCAAGGAGGTCGAAGAAATTACCGACATCATGGACACCACCGACTGGGAAGAATTGCTGCGACAGATAATGAACGAGCGCATTTACGGGCGCAGCGGCGTTGAGTTCATCTGTACCCCTGACAGCTTCCATATTGCGCCCATACCGGCAAAGCACATCAACTTGCGCAACAAGTGTATTGTCATTAACGATAGCGACGATAAGGGCGTGCCATACGAGGGCGACACATCGCTCCTAATATTGGGGCACGAGCGCAACTACGGCTTATTACTAAAGGCTACACCGTTTGCCATTTACAAGCGTGGTGGCTTCGGCGACTGGTCGCAGTGGATAGAACTGTTTGGCATGCCACAGCGCATCGGTAAATACAACACTTACGACCCCGAAAGCCGTAAGCTGCTGGAGCAGGCATTGGACCAGGCTGGCTCGGCGTCTTACGTGGTCATACCCCGTGAGGCGGAAGTCGAGACGAAAGAAGCGGGCAAAGGCAACGGTGCTTCGTATAATGAATTTCGCCAAGCCTGCAACGAAGAGATGCTCATCACGATATTGGGGCAGACACTCACAACGGTGCAGGGCGAAAATGGTGCACGCTCATTGGGCGAGGTACACAAGGAAGTAGAGGAAGGCAAGAACAGAAGCGACATGCGCTTCGTACAGCGTGTGCTCAACAACCACGTACTGCCGCTGCTCGAGGCACGCGGCTACCCCGTCAATGGCGGCAAGTTCGTTTTCCCAAAGGCGGCAGAGCAGCTGACGGTAACCGACATTGTGCAGCTGTCAGATATAATGCCCATACCGCAAAGCTACCTTCACGAGAAATATTCTATACCTGTGCCTGAAAACGACGAACCAATAGCACGGCGGCAGCCAGCCACCTTCGAGCCTGTGAACATCGACAAGGGCGAAGGAACGGCAGCCGTGCAGAATAGCGATGGTGGTGCAGTACCGACAAACAGCACACAGGCACGTCAAAGGGCAGAAGCGTCTTTCTTCAGGCGACTAAGGGATTTTTTCGCCGCAGCCCCCACGACGATGGGGGCGAACTCGAAGTTACCATACCCCACAACGACGCTTAGCAACGACACGCTCGATAACCGCCTGATAAGGCGTGTGGCAAATGGCGATGCTCCTTACTTTGATGCGGAGCTATTCAGGTTCATTGCCGACGACCTTTTAAACGCCATTCATAAGGTGTTTAAACGCCCCATAAAGAATGCCGCATACACTTACGACAACTTCGACCCTGCATTCGTTACGGCGATGGAGCAAAACCTTTTCCACTTTTCGGCGGCGAAGACATTGGCAGAGGTGCAGAAGCTAAACCAACTCTACCGCAAGGCAAAAACCTTTGAAGAGTTCTCAAGAGAAGCTGCAAAGGTATGCACCAAGTACAATAAGGTATGGCAGCGCACCGAGTACGAAACGGCAAACCTTACGGCTGAATCGGCAGCAAACTACCAAAGACTGATAAACAAACGTGAACGCTTCCCATATTGGGAGTATGTTACGGCTGGTGATGAAAAGGTAAGGGAGGAGCATAAGAAATTAGATGGCGTTATTCTACATTGCGACGACCCACGTTGGGATAAAATCTATCCGCCCAATGGTTGGAAATGCCGTTGCAGGGTGAAGCCATTGCTAAGAAACGAAGCCAACGAGTCTATTATAAAGGAATCGCAACAGACGGTAGATAAGTTCTTCGAGTCTAAAGAGTGGACGAATGCGGTAGCTTCGCACTTTGACCACAATCCCGGCAAGCGCGGACACGTCTTCAACGCCAATCAGATGTATGTCAAGAAATTCCCAAATAAAGCTACAAAGCTAATGGATAAGGTAACACCTGACGATTGGGGGCTCAAGCATTCTTACAGGCAGCTTATTCGTGATTCCACGAAAAAGGCAAGTCTATATGAAGGCAATGCTGCCGATTGGTGGGACTTACACAAGAAGGTGGTAGAAAAGGAAGAGGCATTGCCTGTGGAAGACTTTGCCAAACGAACATGGTATATGGATAAAAAAAGTTTTGATGGGCATACCACTGATATCAAGAAAAAGCGTGCTTTCAGAACAAAATACCTTGACACTATCAGCGAGGTAATGAAATACCCTGATGAAGTGTGGATAGGGCAAGACGAAAAAGACAAACAGGGTAGCGACCAATATCTTAACCGTTGGTTTTATATCAAATATTATGATGGTGTGGCTATTGTGTGTGTCTGCAAGATACAAGACGGAAAACTAAATTTCAAGTCGTGGTACGAGTTACACGATAACAAAGTTAGAAAGGGGTTACTTGTGTTTCGTAGGTAAAAAAGGCAGAGGTATGCAGTCCTTACGTCCGCCGTCCTAATTCTTGGTTCTACCACTCGTGGCAAATCCGCGTCATACGGTTGGATAGTGGTGTCTGCATACCCCTTTGCGTTTGGATGCTCCAACTGTCAATCTGATTATGCGTATCCGCCACACCGCCACGCCGAGGTTCGGTCTTGGATTATGGTCGTTACATCCCACTTGCAAAGTTACACCATTATTTCGACAAAACAATGATAATCAATTAAGAATCTCACAATTATGAACATAAAAGAACTTGAAGACTACCTCCGAACGATGCCCGACGAACTTATGGGCGACACTGCCGAAATTGTTGCCGAAACGGCTACGGAGTATTTTAAGGAGACCTTTCGCAAGAAGGCTTTTGATGGCAACCCGTGGGCGCCTGCCAGGACGGCAAAGAAACGTGGGTCGTTGCTCATCGATTCGGGGGCTATGATGAACAGCATACGCCCGCTGGTTATATCGCCACACCGTGTGGTTATTGCTGCGGGCAACCAAAAGGTAACATACGCCAAGGTGCACAATGAGGGCTACGACGGTGAAGTGCAGGTGCCGGCACACACCCGCCGCACGAAAAAGGGTAGCACCAACGTAAAGGCGCACAGCCGCACGGCACACATAATACAGCGCCAGTTTATGGGCGATAGCGAGGAACTGAACGACAGAATTAAAGGAAGAATAGTAGATTACATTAAAAATTTGAGCAATGAATAAAGTTTTTTTTCTTGCCGTTACTAATCATATTGCGGCAAATGTTTCACAAATTAAATGGGTAGATGCCGACGAAGGTCAGCTTAACGTTGCGTGCCGTCCGCCTGTGGCGTTTCCGGCTTGCTTGGTAGATATTAGCTACCCGCAGTGCGAAAGTCTGTCGGGTGGTGTGCAGCGCATTCGTGCAAGGGTTGAGCTTCGGGTGGTGTTTGCTATTCAGGGCAGCACGAATGCTGCTGCACCTGCTGCTGTGCGCGAGCGGTCGTTGGCTCGGTTCGATGTGTTGGAAGCCCTGCACAAGGCGTTGCAGTGGTGGAATGGCGGCGGACTGTTCAACCCCTTAAAACGCATCAGCTCCACGCCGGAGCGCAGAGCCGATGACTTGAAGGTGTATAAGGTGGTTTATGAAACGGAGTTTTTTGATTAGTGCCACGCGAAGCCGGGGAACTGCTTTGCCAGCTTCTGTGTTGTTGGGCGTTGCTCCAGGAGCGAGTGTAGCAGTTCGTCCTGGTCTACCAGTGCGTTCTGTATGGTGCGGTCGCCAACAAAGAACTCGTAGTCGGAGAGTATTTTCATGACGTCGTCGAAGCGGCGGCGTTTTATTTCGGTCCAATAGTAGTAGCGGGCTGCGATGGTGCGGTTGCGCTTTGCCAATCGGTCCTGCGGCGTGACTATCGTCGCATCACCATCGGGCAGTGTAAATACTCTACGGCGTATTTTTGTTTCGCGCTGCACCACTTCGCCAAGACCAAAATTTAGCATTAGTTGTTTCATACAATGTGGGTGGGTTTTGTATAGCACAAAGTTACAAAAAAGTTGCTGAATATCAACTATTCAGCAACTTTCTTTATTGTGTGTATCATGGTGTTTTACGTTCACTATGCTTTTTTACTTATGGGTGAGGTTGAGTGCCGCCTCCAGCGGGTTTGTTGCCGGCGGGTTTCTTTGCTTTTGGCTCTACTCGTTCGTAGGTTACGCCTTCGAGTGTGAAGTATCGGGTAGATGGACGTAGTTTCACCATTGGCTTCTTTATGTCGCGAGTGGCGTTGAAGTCTTCTATGTGGTCTACGGCTTTCGACTTGAACGATGGCGACAGTGTGCCAATATCGCCAAAGTCTACGCTTTCTCCGCTCTCTACGTGGCGTTTTGCCATTTCGGCTGCCAGGCGCAACACGGCTTCCACTTCGGCTCCTGTAAAGGTGGTTGCTCTGGCTACTTCTTCGCAGAATTTGCGGTGGGTTACTCTCTGTCGGTCGGTTGGGCGTGCTATGTACACTTTTTGCCCTTTCTTTGGTCCTACACTTAGTTTTTGCTCTCTAATTGTGAAATTCAAACATTTTGTCATAATTCTGTTGTTTTATTTTTGTTTTTGCCCCGTTGTTTTTCCCTTTGCCTTGGGGCTTTTGTTTGTGGCTTTAGGGTGGTTGTTTTTTTATGTCTGTTGCCCGTGCGTTTTTATATCTATAGATCTACGCTTGTATATCTATAGATCTACGCTCGTACATCTATAGATATACGTTTGTGCATCTATAGATGGCTTGTGGCGTGGTGGTGGTCGTGCCTTGTGGTGGGCTTTTTTGTTGGTTGTTTGTTTCATTGTTATTTACTTTGATTGAAAAGGCTTAGTTCGTCGCCTTTCTGATATACTATCTCCACCCACGACTTATCGGGATCATCGATGTCGCGCAGGGTGTCTGCATCTAATGGACCGAAGAAAAAGCCCTTGTCGCCTTCCATGTACTTTATGGGTGCTTTTATCAATTTAGCCCGTATGTGTATGTGGGAGCGACGGGGCACTTCGGGTTTGCCGGTAAGCCATTCGGGCTTGCCACAGGTGCAATTCCTGTAGACACCTTCCACTTGATAAATGCGCCCTTTGTAGCATTCTTCGTGCCCTACCCAGTGATACGTGAATTTATCGCCTACTTGTATCATATTTCATACCCGTTAGCTTTCTGTCATTCCCAATGGTATTTGCTTCCACGCCCCATTGTTATTGCGCACTTCGGCACGAATGAATTGTTTGCTCACTGTAGGCTGATAGCTTTCTTCAATGATGCGCACGCCCTCCAAAAAGCGTTCGTTGCCGTTGTCCTCCGCTATCTTGCGCAGCTGAACGATGCGTGATGCCTTCAGCGTGCCCTGTGCGTTGCGTGCCAACAGGCGGAATACCATATTTACCAATGCCTGCGTGTCAGTATCTTTTGCCAACGAAGAAATAAACTCTTTCACAATGGCAATGCCGTCTTCCACAGTGTCGCGGTAGCCGTCGGTGGTATATTGCCCAATTGTCAGGCGCATATTGCCGTCAGAATTGGTAAAGGTGTGCGAGCGTTGGTCGGGATTCTTCGCCTTGAACAACTCTGCCTTTGCCGATATGATGGCTTTAAAGTTGTCGATAACTTTTTGCTTTACTGTCTTAATATCGCCCGATAGTTCCAGCAATATGGGTATGGCTGCTTCCACTTCGTCGTCCACCATCTGCTTGTAGGTTTCACGGTCTGCCTTGGCTTTTGCTGCAGCTGCCTTCTTTGCCTCCTCTGCCTTGAATTGTGCGAAGCGTGCTTGCTCCTCGGCAGTCATTTCAACTTTTACTTTGTCCATTTTCTTTTTGTTTTTTGATGATTACTCTTATTTTCTTGTTTACCTGGTTAAGGTCTTCTATTGTTAGCTTTCTGAATGGCTTGCCGGCTATTCGGGGGTTCTTGCAGAAAGCGTCTACGGTTGCCCAGTCGGTGGTGTCCAGCCCGTATATTTGTAGCTGGTGCAGAACTCCGCTGCGTGCCTTGCGTAATGCAGCCTGCTTCAGGGCTGCTTTGTTGCCAATGTTCACCACTCGCTCCATATCGCGGCACATAACGTCGTACTCCCACTTTGATGTCTCTTTGAGCGACTTTGTTCGCCCCTGTGTGTATTGCCATACAAGCGTGTCCTTGTCGGCGTGGGGCAGCTGCTTCAGTAAGGCGTAGAAGCGTGCATAATTTCTTTCTCCTGCCATGTTATTGTTTATTTATTACTTTGCTTATTCCAATATTCTGCCGCACGCTCTTCCCAAATGGTATAATAGCCACGGTTGCCAAAATATCGCCCTTTGCTTATTGCCCTGTAGCCCTCCACCCAAATCTTTAGCGATGCACTATACATTGAGCTTACTGCTGTGCGACCTAATGGTTTTAACCCTTCGGCTTGCGAAATGAATATTATCAATTTGTTATGGTGGCGTTTGCAAAAATCTTCGTATTGCCCTAACGATATGTGGGCATACTGAAAGCTGTCCACCACCACAATATCGGGCGAACGACGTCGGTTTAGCCTGTCGTCAAGCTCTGCAAAGTTTTCGTTCAGCAGCACAAAGCGTCTGCCCACATCTGCCATTCCAACACGCACCAGGGCATTTTGCATGGTCAGGCTGCTGCCTTCCTCCAAGCTGTCGTAGGCTACTTTGCCATAGCGGGTAAGCTCTTTGCAAAGCTGCAACACAAAAGATGTTTTGCCGTTGCCGCTCTTGCCCCATACAAACCAAACACCACCTCGCTCTGGCTGTCCAAAGGCTTCTTTCCAATCGCCTTCAAAGTCGTACACCTTTCTGTTTATACGTAACAAATCTGTCATTGATAGTGCCTTTTTCAACATTTCAAATACTATTTAATCACTGTTTAAACACTCTTCGTTTACTTCATTCGCTTTTGCTTGTGCACTGCTTTCTTCACCCTGCGCAAATCGAAGTCGTACTGCTCGGCATCTTTCATTACCGCCGATGTCTGCTTTTCGTTCAAGCCGTTGCCTGCACAGATGGCGTAAACATCGTTGGGCGATGTGCGCTCCACCTCGAAGAACTTGCGCCCCATGCGGCTGTGTATTTCGTTGTAGCCGCATTTGTTATATCGCAAGCCCATCTGCATGCGTCGCTTGATGTACGATGTTGAAAAGAACACAATACCGCACTTATCTTCCAGCCTATTGTATAGGTCTATAAAGTAGTGGAATACACGTTCTGTTAGTTTGTCTGCTTCGTCGAATATCAGCAATGGCTCTTCCATCTGCACAAGGCTGTCGATAATGCGATCGAGCAGCTCACGAATGCTGTAGCCTTCCGTTCTTAAGCCTACCTTACGTGCAATTTCACGCACAAAGTCGCTCTTGCGCATATCTTCGCTGCAAAGCACGTAAAAGGCTTCGCGCTGTTCGGCGGCAAAAAGGCGTGCCGTGGTTGTCTTTCCGCAGCCTGCATCACCCACCACCCACGTTACATTCTTCCACTCCTTTGCATCAAGGAGGGCAAACACCATTTCTTTATAGGCTGTCGTTTCCACGATTTGCCAGCCGTCGCCCTGCTTGTAACCGATTTGCGATGCAACGTTTTTCCACATTTCGTCGCTGACATTATTCCAGTTGCCTTTCAGCAGCTGGCTTACCGTTGCAGCACTGATACCCGCAAGGCTTTGCGCCGCCTTGTTCTGACTGCCATACTTAACCACGTAGGCTTTTAAACTCTCTGTTATCTGCTGTTTTTCGCTTGTTCTCATTGATTTACATTTTTAAGTTGTTATAATTTATCCGCCGTCTTCCGCTCATCGTACAGAACTTCTTCCCAGCCAATATTTGAAATCTTCTTTGTATGCTGCCCCAGTTCCACCACTTCCGCCTGGCTGTCGCTTTCCAGCCTGCCAACACGGTCTATTGCCTGTTGCTGCTGCTCTGCGGTCAAACCCTTGGGCTTTGGATAATACAGCCCGTTCTGTTCGGGATCTGTGCCATGCCGCTTGGCTATCGTTCTGCCCGCTACCACACGTTCTATTCTGTCTTGCTTGCCACGCTCAATGTCAGCATGTATGCGTGCCTTTTCTTCTGCGCTTTGGTCTTGCATCGCACGGTGTATCTGCATATACGGCTTCGCAACAGTGCAGAAGTGCAGCTTTTTAGCCCGGTCGATAGAATAAAGGTTTACCGTTGTCATATCCTGCGGGTCATACTGCACGTAGAATTTCTCCCACGTGTGCAGCCTTCGCCATTCCCTGTCGGGTATCGTTTCGCCGTCCTCATCAGTAGTGAATACCTCCCAGTGGTAGTGCTTTTTGTCTATCGTCATCTTTATACCGCTGTCGGTGAATGTTACAGGTTTGTCGCTCATTATCCAAAACATATCCTGCATTTCGTACTTGCCCACGGCAGGTGTGTCTTCGTTCACGCTGCCCTCGTAAAGTGCCATGCGGCTGCTGTCGTGCTTTGGGTGCTTTGCCTCGTTCCACTCCTTGCGGCACTGGGCGTACAGCTCGCACAATTCCTGATATGTCGGCAATTTGTCGCGGTTGGCTGCCACCATTTCCATATTGGGGCGGCTCGTTTCCTTTTTCGCTGTAACGTTCTGCCCGGTAAAGTTGAAGTAGCGTGCCAACACTTGTTGTTGGAAGCGACCGAAGATGCTTTCAATCGTCTTCGATGCGCCATTGTGAGGCATCGTGGGGCGGTGTATGTGGCAAAGCCTATCCAAAAAGCCCTTTTCCTTTTCGTCGCCAGTGGGCTTCTTGCCCTGTCGGTTCAGCTTGTTGTGTCCGCCTTGGTTATCGTGCACAATTTCGTAGGGCTTGTGCCCGCTGCGCTGCACCGCCATGCGGAAAGCGCCGTACTGCGCCTCGAAGTTCTCGCTTTCGCTGATGTGAAAGCCCAATAACACTTCGCTGAAGGCATCTACCACCTCGTACACGTTTATCGTCTTCACCGTCTTTCCGTCCCGATAGTACAGGTTAAGCTTCGTGCCGTCGCCATACCAAAGACTGTCGCGGCGTTCGGGCAACATCGTGCTTTGCTTGCGTCCGAAGCGTTGGCGGGCAACCTGCTCGCCATGCACGGCATCACACCACAACTGTTCAATCTTAGGGCTGTACAGCCACGCTTGCATGGAGCGCACGCTCTTAAGCTGCTTCCACCCACGGAACACCGCTATTTCGTTGTACTTTGCAAATAGCTGCTCATCGTTATAGCGTGGTGTATGGCTGCGCTTCAATGCTACCAACACGTCGCGTCCTTCGGCTATTATCTTTATGGTGTTTACATTGCCGAGCTTCTTGCTGATGACGCTTTCGTAGCCGTCTTTCTCAAAGGCGCGTATGCGTGCTTTCAGGCGGCTAAGGCTGGCAGGCAGCGTGTGGTGGTAGCGTTCGCGCAGCTCTTCGCTGTTCTGCAACACCATCTCCCACACGTCGGTAGCCCTTGCATTGAGGCTTGCCATCATCGCCTTGCGTTCAGCTTTCATGCGCAGCAGCTCGCCCAGTACACTGGCGTTGGTGGTGTATTCGGCTATCAATTCTTTTTCGAGCGTTGTGTACTCGCCATTCTTGAAGTATTCATATTCTTCAAAGAAAGTGCGTGCGCTTTCGTCGTACTTAACCGTCTTGCGCATTTCCCTTTCACGCAGCACTTCTTCGGGGTTGCCGTACTTCTCCATAAATCTTTCCCTATACTTTTTCGGCATGGAATCAAAGCTGTACAGTGCGCATCTACCCTCGCCACCGCCACGGCATACACAGAAGATGTTCTTGCGGAATAGATTTGATTTTAGCGTACCCTTTTTCATCACAGGGTCGCTTCCACCAATCAGCTCCGCTTCTGTTACGCACAGCATTTTGTTGTAATATTCCATACTTCGCTGCTTTTTTATTATCTTTCTGCTTCGCTACGTTGCGACTTTCGGCTGTTCAGTATTTTTGTAAGGCAGCTTTTCAGTAATTTACACAGCCGATTTTCCTTACTATTGGCAATCATTACCACAACTCCGCCTGCAGTTTCACGTACAATTACAGAAGTATTCTTTTCTGCAATCTCTAAAATAACATTTGTGTCCTTTCCAAAAGTAACTTTCATAGTTTTACCTCCTTATAAGCCTGCAGCAAACAGCTGCTCTATGTATAACCTTTCTATCGTGCAGTTCTCAACCCTGTGGCGAATAACGCCTGCTTTGTCGTACACCTTTACAGTACCAGTAGCTAATTCGGCAACGAGCTTTGCGCCGTTGGGAAATTCCTGCACCATTTCGCCACTTGCTGTGTTGTGTATCGTTTCAAATACGGGCAGTTCGTTCATAAGTACCCCGCCACGGTGCAAAGCCAACTTCCTAATGCGCTTTGCCAAATCGCTGTTACCGCGCTTCTTGTCGAAACCCAATGCATGGTTCACCATAACAAGCGAAACGTCGAACGCCTGCATTATCCACTCTTTCTCCTTCGTTGAAATTTTAATATACTTCTTCATTTTTCCTTTACTACTATTGTTAAATTGAATTTTTCTTCACTGACAGCTTGGATCCATATATTATCGTCGCCAAAGGCTTCGCCGATGGCATTCAAGTCTGAGGCACATAGTGCGCCGCTAACACCAACTGTTAATATTGATGGTATGTGTTGTAGCACACTCATTACAATAATTTTTCGCTGGAGGGGTAAATTTTCAATTACCTCCGCAACTTCTTCTTTTGTCCATTTTTCCATATTACATTATTTTATTAGTTAAAATTCTTATTTATAACCCCTTTTTCGTATCTTTGGGGCGTGTTATTTGTGTAACACATCGCAAAGATACAGTATTCTGTATTAATAAGCAAGAAAAATAGGAATTATTTTACAGTATTCTGTATTATGATGAGAAAAAATGAAATTTCGGATAGATTTATGAAAGCCTATGAATATCTTGTAGAGAACCATATAACTACTGATAAAAAGGCTTTTGCAGATAGTGTAGGCATAAGTTCTTCGCTTATGACAGAAATAGATAAGGGGCGAAGTGCTGTAGGCGTGAACGCAATACAGAATATTGTACTAAAATATAATATTTCTTCTTCGTGGCTGCTTACTGGCGAAGGTACAATGTTGAAAAATGACGCCCCACCACCACTTGAGGCGACCGTTCAGCCGATATACCAGCCATACAACCCCGAAAAAAAGGTAGATAATCAAATAATCAACCTGTACGACTTTGAGGCGACGGCAGGCTTGCGTTCGTTGCTCGATAATCGACACGCCAACATAATAGACACTATTAAAATACCCAACATGCCTAAATGCGATGGTGCTATACATATAGTAGGCGATTCGATGTACCCACGCTTGAAGCCTGGAGATATAATTTTTTATAAAGAATTACCCATCGACCTGCAAAGCATTCTGTACGGTGAAATGTACCTGCTATCTTATAGCATAGATGGCGACGATTACTGTGTGGTTAAGTACATTAAAAGGTCTGATAAGGGCGAACCATTCATAACACTGGCTTCACACAACCCGGCACACGAAGACACCGACATTGATTTCCGTTGCGTTAATGCCATTGCCCTTATCAAAGGGTCTTACAACCAAACAACCATGTCGTAACTAAAATATATATATGAGTAATAAAAAAGATAAAGAACAAGAGGAGGAATGGATAAAAAGGCTGCGTACTTACGATAGTATTACCA